TACGTCACTTTTACTATCTTTTGTTGGGTATGTATCAACCGTTGACACGTTCCAAGTATATCCAATTGCCATATTATTTCTCCTGTTTTAAATTGCTGCAATAATAAATGCTAGTAATTCACTATAACGAACTCCTAGTCTTGTTTGTTCTACTCCATCATCATCAGTCCAAGTGGTTGATATAAACATACCATAATTACCTGCATCTAATCCTTCAGCAGTAAAAGCATCTTGTAAATCTTGAGCTATGATTCCAAAGTGGATTCTAGCATTATCTCCTTTTGAAGCTACAGCAGACTTCCATTTGAACTTTCTTAATAGTCCTTTAGCTGCAACAGCTACTCTAGTTTCTGCATCTGTTAAGTCTTCTATGTCTTGTTTTTCGTTCCTGTCTGAAGTTTGTATAGTTGCATTGGTTGCATAAATGTCATCAAATCTTGCTACCCCAGTACCTAAATCTATAGTATCATCTGTTATTGTACCGTCAACTGTAGTTATTGGTCGTATACTACCTGTGCCATCATGAAATCTTAAACCAACAACACCTGTACCAATAGTTAAATCTCCACCTTTAACACCAATACTTCCTATTGAAATACCACTTTTTTTAAATAAAATAATATCACCATCTGATGTTTTTCTATTCAATAATAAAGGTTGACCACCGTCTCTTGTAATTGCTGTATTACCAGTAGAACTTGTTTCAAAACCTACATTGTTACTAGATGCAGAAGTCTTAGCCACCATAAATACGCCTGATGAGTCTATTCTCATGCGTTCTGATGTAGTACCTGCACTGCTTCTATTAGAAAAAGTAATTAAATTACCATTTGCACCAGAACCATAAGCGATTAACGAAACATTACCACCATATTGGTCAACAGCATTACCACCTAAATAAATTGTACCTCCACTACTTGAGTTATCTGCAAAAGTTGGAGTAGTTGATGGTAAGGTTGTAACTACTCCTGCTGTTATATTTAAACCTTGTGAGCCTGAAGGTGCTGTTGTTCTACTTATTACACTACTAACACCTGATGCAGCACTTGATTGTATAGCCCCTCCGCTAGATATTCTCATGCGTTCTGTTGTTGAACCATTATAAGTTCTAAACGCTAAATCAGTATGACCTGAAGCATTAACTCTTTCTGCAAATATTTGTGCTGATTTAGTAGCATCAGTTGATGTAGTTTTAAATGTTAAAGTAGTTTTACCATTTGTGCCTGTAGAGTTTTCTAAGGTAAGAAGCTCAACTTCACCTGCACCATCAGATTTAACGTGAAGTTTACCTTCGTTTAATGATGTAATTCCAATTCCAACATTACCTGATGCTGTAAGTCTCATTCTTTCTGTTAAAGCTGTTGCAGATGTACTTGCTCTAGTTGAAAAGGCTAAATCTCCTATTGTATTAGTAGCACCATCTGTAACATGACCTTTAATAGCTGCAAAAGGTGTTTTATTTCCAAAGGTAGTACCAAAAGCTACAGCACCACCACTACCTGCTGAGTTTGCAGTAGCTCTTAAATATAAAGTAGCCCCGTGATTTCCTGAGTCTGTAAGGTTTGCTGTGTCTTGGTCAAGACCCTCAATATATGTTTTGTAAGAATTTGTAAATATAGCTGTTCCAATTCCAACCGAGCCTGAGCTATCAATACGCATTCTTTCTTCGTTTGATGTGCTAAATTGGATAGGTGCTGCTTCTTGCGTTAGTAATCCTAAAGTTCCTGTTCCTCTGTGTTGGATAACACTTGTTGTATTAGCTCCACTATTGTTTCTAATAATTCTTAAACCATAATCTGTATAAGTTGCATCGCCTACAAAATCAAGAAAAGCATAGCCATTACCGCTTCTGCCTGTGCCAATTTCAATAAATCTATCTTCTGTAGAAGTTCCTCTTGATAAAATATTTCCTGATACATCAATTGCTTGAGCAGGACTAGTAACTCCTGAAATTCCAACATTGCCTGAAGAATCTATAACAGCACCACTACCAGCACTGCCATAGAAACCAATCTTGTTTCCTGAATCTACAATAGCAATACTTCCAACATCACCAGCTCCACCTGCTCTTTTAAAAGTAACTACGTTGCCATCGTTAGTTCTGTTAAATACTGCTGCTGCTATACCATCACCTTGTGCTTGTAGTTTTGCACTAGCTGTACCAAAATGTGATGTTGTCCCTACTAATAATCTGCCTGATGAGTCTATTCTCATGCGTTCTGAGCCACCAGTACTAAAACCTATTGTGTTAGCTGTTGGTCTAAAGAAACCAGTATCACCATCATTTCCGGGCTGTATAGAAGGAGCAGACTCAGAACCATCTCCTGTAGCCCTTAAAACAGATGAAAAATGTATACTACCGCCGACATCTAAAGTAGTAGCTGGAGAAGTTTTATTTATACCAACTCGGTCATTTGTAGAATCTGTAACAATAACATCAGTATCTATTAATAAATCTGTTGCTGTTACTGTACCTGTTACGTTTATTCCTGTTGAGGTTGTTTGTAATTTATTAACATTATCGTAATACAAGTTTACTGCACCATTTGCTACAGCAGTAATCATATTCTCATCAGGGTCGGCATCTACATTTTGTAAATTAATATTAGTGCCTCTAATAAATAAATTACCAGTACCTGTTTCGTCTATAATACTATTATTACCATCATGATAAATCTGTAAATCTGAACCAGTTCCAAAGACTGCTTTATCGCTATCAGCAAACAATATGTCATTGCCATTAGAAGCTAAATCACCACCTAATTGTGGAGTTGTATCTTCAACAACTTCATTAGTTGCAGCAACTGTAGTATCTACATAAGCCTTTACAGACTGCTGTGTAGGTATAAGAGTTGCAGAGTTTGAAGCCATGTTGTCTTCATCAACAAAAGCTGTAGCAGTTATTGTGCCATCGTTAAGGCTACCAAAAGTTAAATCTGTAATTGTTGTAGCAGCTATTGTACCACCTTCAACCTTATCACCGGATATTTGATTGTCTGCTAGTGTTATTGTACCTGCTGAAACGTCTAAAGTTTTACCAGCTCCTACAGTAACATCTGAAGTTGCTATAGTTGCACCATCAATAGTACCACCATCAATGTCTGGAGTATTAACGTCTGGACTTGTAAGTGTTTTATTTGTTAAAGTCTGTGAGCCTGTTAAAGTTGTTACAGTACTATCTATTGCTAAAGTAACTGCATTACCTGTTGCAGAACTATCAAGACCTGTACCACCTGATACAGTTAATGTTTCACTATCTAAGTCAATTGCAATAGTTCCACTGTCTGTTGTAATGTCTAAGTCTTCTGCAGTAATTTGTGTATCTACATAATCTTTAACTGCTGCTGAAGTTGGTAAAGTTGTATCGTTATCGTTAGAACCAATACCTTCTGATTCTAATACAATTGCAGAAGCTTTAAAGTTATCTACTTCAATATTTGATACAGTGTTATTATCAGCATCTATTGTTTTGTTTGTAAGAATTTGTGAGCCTGTAAGAGTAGTAACAGTAGCATCTATATTAACTGTTATAGTATTACCTGAACCTACAGTATCTAAACCAGTCCCACCAGCGATTGTAAGGCTTTCTGAGTCGAGGTCAATGCTTAATGCACCACCTGTATCACCTTGGAAATCTAAGTCCTGTGCAGTCACCTGAGAGTCTACATAAGCTTTTACAGATTGTTGGGTTACTAAAGATGTAGCACTATCAGAACTTAAGTCATCTTCGTCAAGTACTGCTGTAACTGTAGAGCCACTTGCAAGTACTAAGCTATCTATATTAGCTGTGCCATTAATGTAAAGGTCTTTGAACTGTAAAGAACTAGTACCTAAGTCTATGTCATTATCTGTAACAGGTAATAACACACCATCTTGTAATCTAATTTGCTCTACTGTATTAGTAGATACTTGTACATAAAATCCCCATCTATTATTTGTGCTGTCTACAACAATTTTATTAAGAAAATCTAAATCTCCTATTTGAGGTATGTTACCACCTTCTCCTGCACTACCATCATGTCTGTGTCCAGTTGTAGCTTCATTTGTAGCACTATAGCTAAATGCATTTACTAATTGATTATACTCGTTATTAAAAAGTGCTGCAGTAATAGTATCTCCATCTGCAAAAGAACTTTGTCGTGTATATGTCTGTCCCATTTTATATTTCTCCTATTGCCTTCCTGCAGGTCTATAATTTATGTAAATTCCGTTTATAGTGTATGGCGCACGTGTGTCTGAACTAAAAATTCTAAAAAAATTACTGTGTCCACTTCCAGTTAAAGCTTGTCTAACTAATGGTTGTTCAGAAGCTCCAAAAGCTTGTAAGTTAAATTCAGCGGTTCCAAAAAGAGCAGGTTCTGGTACTGCAATTAATTCAATATCTGGTGGTTGTGGTGTTTCGTTACTATCGTAATCAAATCTAATTCTTAAAGTAGGTTGTGCTAATGCTTCAGGTCTTATAGATAATTTTATATAGTCTAAAGTTTTTAAAGTTCCTAAGTCTCCGTAATCATAATCAGGAGATTGATATTCAGCACTTATTGCTGTTTCTACACCTTCTGAATTAAAAGTATTACCTACGTTATGATTATAAATATAACCGTTTCTATCTCCGTGATAAAACTTTTCTTCTCCATCGTAAGCAAATCCTGATGTTATTGCAGGTGCTTGTATTCCTAAAGTTTCTGACCACTCAAATCCATTTGGTTTTAATACACCTATTAAGCCTTTTGAAGTTGATGTAGAATCTGAAGTGTTACTATAAAACATTCTATATTGAGATTTGTTTCTAATAACAACACTACTAAATTCATATATTGCTCCACCTTGAACAATATCATTTATTATTGGTTGAATGTTTTGACTAATAGTTCCTAATTCAACGTCTCCAATTCTTGCTGTACCAGCTACTGTTCTAAATCCATCAGGTGCTAAAAATATTAAATCACCTGCTATCTCTTGTATTGTTTGTCCATCTATACACCCTACGTTTTTTGTAATAGGTGTAACTTGTATAGTAGAACTATTATTTATGTTTTCTAATTTAAATAATGAGTTTCTACAAAAAATAAATAATTCTTTACGAAAACTTTTTAATCCTACAATTTTATCTTCTAGGGTAATACTTCCTGCCCCAGTACCACTAAAGTTATCTATGTCTCCTGTATGACTGTAATAAATAGTTTGAGGTTCTGTAGGATTTCCAGCTACTACTAAATGGTTATCGTGTACTGTACAAAATTTAGCTGTTTTAGTATGGTCAAAAGTTATTTGTTTAGCAAAAAAAGTTCTTGTACTTAATCCACCTGTTCCTGTCATATAAAATAAAAATGGTTTGTTTGCACCACTTTTATCAGTTATAACTAATTCACCATAATCTGTAAGTCCTTCATATACTGTAAACTCACATTGTTCTACTGTTGTTAAAGTTAATTCACTACGTCCATTAAAAGTAGCGTAGTTATCTCCGGAAGCATCTACATTATCTTTATTTATTTGCAACCAGCTTGTTCCATCTACACTAAAATAAACATTGTTACCTACAACTGCAACAACTCCGTCAGCATAAATAGCTAATCCTCTAACTGGATTATTACTATTTGGTCTTACTGAACTTCCAGCACCAAACATAGTATATCCATTAATTCTTCTGTATCCACCTTCTATAGAGACTTCAAAGTTTCTTAACTTTGTAGCTACTCCGGGTGTCTGTAATAAAGCTAACGAGTTTGTAGACTTATCTAATCCACCTGCTAACGATACTGAAAAGGGTTGTCCTGATGCCATTTAGAAGTATGTCCTATCATCTGTCATATACTTAGGAGCTGGATTTATTAAATTACTTTTCATATGTTTTACAGCTTTTTTATAATCATCTAAAGCAAATGCAGATTGTTGTAAATTATTTTTAAATTGATGTACATAGTATCTAGCTTTTGCAGTTATAACATTACTATATTGGTCTGGCATAATAATAGTATCATCATAGTTAGACAACCTTGTAGGTTTTTCAAAAGCATAAAAATGTACGTTATAAACTTTATCTGGTATTGGACTTAATCCAAACTTTCTGTGGTCTGGAGATTTTATAACAAACTGTGGTTCTCCATGGTTTTGAGTATCTGCATCGTCTGCATTCTCATTGTCTCTATAATATCTTTTCCAATCTGCAAGAGTGAGAAACTTTAATCCTTTAGAGACATAAGGAGTTGTTTCTCCACTTACGTTAATAGTGGTCAAATAAAAATCATCCCAATCTATTGATGCATAGTCTGTAGTAATACTAGAACTACCATCTTTTAAAGTGTACCATCTTGTTCCTGCAACTGTAGCAACTGAAACATTTCCATAAAAAGGGTCAGTAGCTCCGCTTGTACCTGCAGCAAAGAAAGGTAATTGTGGTTCTTCATTAGCTATATCAAATGTAGCTTTATTAATAGCGTCTTTTACAAATGCTTGTATTCCTATTGCAGCATCAAAATTAGCAGAAGTTAAAATAACTTCGTTGAGTTCTCTTAATACTTCGTTAGTTATGTCAAGATATGTAGTAGCCATTATTTTTTCCTAGCTTTTTCTTTTGCCTTTTTACTTAAATCTTTAAAGTGAACTAAAGGCTTACTTGTTTTTGTATGTGTTTTATTAGTGTGTAATTTACCGTTAGGCATTTTATGAGAAGAACCTTTCCAAACAGTTCCATCTTTTAAATAGTGTTTTACGCCTTTCATAATTAATTAGCTTTAGCTTTTGGTGTTCCTTTATATACAGGCTGACATCCATCCATCTTAACGTCTCCACCATATGCATATGTAGCACGTCCACCCATTCCTTTTTTCTTTCTCATCATTTCAGCGTATCCACCACCCATCTTTTTCATTCTTTTATCTTTACCGTACATATTTTCTCCTTGAATTTAAAAAGTGGAGGGTCAATTAAGACCCCCCGAGTTTGACAATTAGTCAATTACATAGAATGCACTTACTAAAGCATCATCTCTAAGTACTTTCGCACCATAGACATGTAAGCCTCTTACTATATCACCAAATGATGATGGGTCTCTCAACACTTCAGTTGAAAGAATAGTATTAGCAGTAGCAGTTGATGAAATGTGACCAGCCATACATTTACCAGTAGCGTTAGATGTAGCAGCAACATTGTTAGATTTGTACATGTCAAATCCTCTTAGTTTACCACTTGATACTAAACCATTTCTGATAGA